TTCAACATATTCGCCAGCCGCTTTTAGTCCATCTTGAACTAAAATCTTGTTATATTTGTCTCTATATTTATTGTATCGATCATCACTGTTGTCTGTAGTAACATCCTGAGCACCTTGGACATTAAGAGTGGGATCGTCCACTGTGCCTTCGGGAATCCTTGACATACCATCGTTTAATTTTGAAAGAATTCCATCCATATCTAATCCATCACGCATCTCTGACGCTTTCTTTAGCAAGTCTTCAAGAGGCATAGAAACAGCATCGGTTCTAGCTTTGGCTACATCCTCTATTTTCTTGCCATTTAGCTGGTCCAACACAATAAGAGCATCAGCAAGCTGTCCCTTTGCTTTTTCTATGGTGTCTACGTGTGCTTGTTGACTGCAGTCGAACTCAGCATAAATATCCTTAAGCTCTTGACGCAATGCATCTACCTTTTTATTACATTCTGAACATTCATCAGTAGCACTGTCATTGTTATGTTGCTCTGGAGGTAGAGATGGTGTCTGAACATTAGAATCTGCATCTACAACTGTTTTTTCACGTTCCGCCAAATCAGCCAGAATAACATCTAGTTCTTTCTCAAATTCATCAAAAGCATCTTTCTTGCCATTAAACGGACAACCAAGAGCTTTTGCTTTACGCCGAATACACGATACGACACTAGCAGCTTCGTTGTTTTTCTTTGCATATGCCATTGCCACCTTGGCATGATTGCAGTCTGGTACAGGATATTTCCTCTCTCCTGGCTTGCAAAAAGTGGTTTTAGCCATCTTTTTGCGTGCTCCTGGACTTAGCTTAGCATCCTCGAAATCTTCATCAAACAACGAAAGTTTATGGCCGAATTCTACCATATCTTCATAATGCTGATCAGTTTCGTCTAGAGTATCGCCTGCATCGCCTTGATCGCCGGAATCACTATCGCCGGCGTCACCAGCAGACTGTAGCTCTGCTAGCTTATCCTTTGCTTCTTGGATACATGCATCTTCGCTATCCTTAAATTTTTCCAAGAAATCAGCTAAAGCCTTGACTTTATCTTCTTTCTTAGAGTCTTCAAGGGCTATAAGCTTAGATACGTCGCCCCAAGCCTTCTGAACCTCATTCATGCTTGTGCCTCCTATAATAGAGTCTGTGAAATAAAAACTTGCGTTAACATTACACATTTGCCGTGATTCTTCTACTAAAACAGTTGAATCTTGCATAAAACCATTCCCATGTATCAAAACAACTCTTGCTAGAGCGTCTGCCGGAACATTAACAAATGACGTTTCGTCATACTTAAGAGCACCAGCAATAATATATGCAAGTTCACCATCGTACAACCTGCCAGGTACATGTTCACACGGGCCTTCTTCTATATAATCTCGCTTACAAATAGAACAAATTGCCTTATCCGTTGAAGCAGCTGTAGAAACGGTCAAATAACGCTTGTCTAATATCTTTTGAATCGCATCTTTATTCGTAATCTCTGCTGTCAGGAGGATATGTCCAAGACCAGGATAAGAAGGATCACGAAGAAGTTCTGATTGCGATAGCTTGTCTATGAGATCAAGAGACTGCAAGAAAGGCAAACCTGGTCTACACAAACCTTTTACTATACTGTCTACGGCAGAATCCCTGGCAAAGGCCATTGACGTATCAACGTATCTCGCGGCAACTATGCGACCAATTGGATCTTCATGACTATTGTGATGTGTAAGAATAGGCTTACCATAGTTTTCTAGTAAGCTATTTACTCCATCTTTCATCTTCTGAGGAAGATAAAAACCATAATTACGAGTAAGTCTTCCAGAATGAGTTGCAACTATATCAACACGTAAAGCCCTAGTTGGGCCTCCATATACATCATCCTTAATCTTGGCCTCAACAAAGTTATCCACCGATGACGGCATGATTGTTACTGTATCAAATAGTGTTGCAAAAGCACCCATATTTTTTATCACTCCCAAGATTGTCAGCAAAACAGCCATATAAAATAGCTATTTACTTACCTGCTATAGAACAGATAAGAATGAAGTTGTCATTTTTTCTATTTTTATTGTTCTTCTACAGCAATTATAGAGCACGTACAATTTGGATGATGGCCCGGAATATCGTCAATTGTAATGTGTTTGGTGCTTATACGTCCAGCGCGCTCCTTGCATAAGTCGCAAGACCCTTCGTCATATGTAATGTCTGCCTCTTTGTGTCCTAACTTTGCTAAACCATTAATTATTCCATAGTTGCGAGCCTTATTCTTTTCTGAATTGTAGATAAACCTACTACGAAACTTCAAAGCATCGAATACTGCAGATACTCTTAGTTTTATCGTATCGGGCGTATCATTTGGGTCTACAACTTTAGTTACCCTGGCTATCAGGGTTTCTGTAAATCTTCCGATTATACGCCTGATACGCGAATCTATAACAGACAATGGAAACAAGAAGCTACCCGGTTCTTCTACAGCTTTAGTTGACCTAAAGCCGTTGCGAAACTCTATTCTTAATAGACGAGAAAGATTGTCTATCATCTGCTCTCTGGCAGCAAATACCAATTGTTTAAACCATTCATTGCTAAAAGTAGATTTGTCTATTGCATACATGATATTTTCATGAAGATTCGTATAGATCTTAGTTACTCTATTTCCTTCTCCGACTGCATCAGCAAGATTGAAACTGCTTTTTCTCTTTTCTGGACCTGTTTTGGTACCATGTTGGTTGGATGGCTGATTGCTCGCTTGTGCAGATCTCTGACCAGATGTGGTTTTTGTAGACTTGGGACCTGGCTTTCCAGCAGCCTTAGCCTTTGTAGTCGCAGCTATTTCTTTTTGCTTAGCATTGGCCGATTGTTGCAGATCTGCTTTAGTAGTTGCAGTTGACGCAGCCCTAGCCACTGCCTGCGCTAGAGGACTGTACGGTTCATCTATGGCTTGCATCATAATCGTTGGTTCTTTAATGAGTTTCCAGAATGTTTTCTCAAATTCTTCGTCTGTTAGCGGTTCTTTACCAAACTCTCTACGCAGTTCGTCAATAGTGATCGCGTAACCAGCAAAAGAGGCAATAGCATGATTTTGTACTTTTATTTTTGCATCTATATCTATTTCGTTACATTTTATATAAACAAGGTTCTCGTTCTCAATAGGGCTATCAAAGGTAGACTCAAGCAATAGCTCTTTGATAATGTATTCATCTATGAATATCTCCCAAGTTCTTTGGTAATGTTTTACGTCATCAACCATATTGCGCGACATACTATCTGCTGTACTTCTGTTGGCTGTATCACCTTCGCCCATATCAACAGCTGACACACCTAAGCCAGCAAAAATACGTTGCTTAAAATGCTTTAGATATCCTTCTGCTCTAAGGGCTCTCCCTTCTGCGCCGATGGCTTTGATATCATGCCGCTCCGGCGTAACAACCATACCTTCTGCCGGCATCATTTCTACTTCTCGTTTTGCAACATCTACTTCTGTAGTTCCGTCGCTATAAGTTTCAGCAGGCGCCATCTCTGTACCAACTTTGTAATGATACAGAGGAAATAGATGCTGATATATAAGCATTTCTATATTTTCTTCAATTCTGCGCAGCGCGCGGATGTCATCTTTTACGGGAATCAAAGAAGGAGTTCCTACTAAGAAACCTTTCTTCTTGCGAAAATATAGATGTATAACATCTTCTGGGTTGAATTCTTTATATTTACCATTTGGCAATACTTGTTTGTATTTCAAGATCTTACCAGAATCGTCTCTCTTGAATCTTACGGTGCTCACCGGAAGAGCAAAATATCCAGCAACAGGCTCTACTGGCGTAGCCTTATTCGGAGACCTACGTATCTTTCCTCCGCTTGCCTTCCTATTGCGTACCTTAACCAAAAAAGCATTCGAATACCTAATCAAGTCTTCTCCGAGCTCTTTCAATACCATTGAAAATGGTTCTCCAGTCGCCATACCAATTTGCTCGAAACGTTGCTTAATGTATTGAATTGTATTAAGATTCTTACCTACAAGCTCCCAACCTTCTTTAAACATAAGACCCTGTTTTTGTGCAAAAGCTCGCGCCACGAATGATTCAATGTCTTCAATTCTGCCTATTTCTGCCATATCGTATTCTGATTGCTCGAACTCGTCTATACCAGAACGTAGTTTAAATGAAAGCACGGGGCTTCTAACGCGAGGAATTTTTGCTATTGATACCAGGTGCTTTGGTGTTTGAGTAGGTGGAGCTTTATCTTCTGTTTTTGGTTGTGATACACCAAATCTTGGTGCACCCTTTTTGCGCTTGGATCTTTTAAGCTCAATACCAAAGATTTTCATCTATTTGCCACCTTCCGGTAGTTAACTTTGCTGGAAGCTTCCCAGGAAGTCCTTGACCTTCTCAAGTTCTACATCAGTAGTCGTGTATAAGCAATTCTTTATAGGAATAACAACTTGACCTATTTGAGCAGGAGGAGCTTTGGTCTGCGCGGTTGATGGTGCAGAAACTTTTCCCTGCTTTTTGTATTGACCAACTACATCTAGTAATTTATCAAGTCCATCCGGCACTTTGGGAGTTAAACGGGCCTCTCCATTGTCAATAACTATGTCCAAATCAAAATTAGGTGCAACATAATTAGATAGAAAATTCTGCATTTCTTCTTGACCGTTTCCGCTTGGACCACATATTATTGCCTTTTCCGTGAGAGCCATTATAACAGCCTGAACTAAGCCAATAAATTTAACAGTTTGCTCCATGTTGTAGCTTATATCAAGAAGCTGCTTGTCCATTTCGCCAGTAACCCCAAGTAAGTCCTTCATGCTTTCATCAAGCTTTTTCCACTCTTTGTGCGCTTCATCTACGGACGTTTGTAATTTTTCTCTTAGTCCCTTTAGGGCGCCACCAAACTCAGATATGCTGAAACTTCTTGGTGCATCTTTTTGGCCTTGCATGTTTTTTTTCCATGCCTGGGCAACATCAGCTTTTTGTAACTGTGCATCAATACTTGCTATCATGCATTCTATAGGAGCAAAGATAAGCTGTATATATTTATCAACAGTAGCCAGCAATGGCGAAAGTGCCGGACCAGAAAAACGACCCAGAATACTCATAAAGCTTATCTCTAAGTCTTTGTATTTAAAAGCATATTTTGTTAAAAGCTTACTAAGTACTATAATTATACCGGCTAAATCTGGTATACACATAAAACTTAGGAAATTCAATAGGTTGCATAAATCAGCAAACACACCCACGCTATGATCGCCAAGAAACAAATCATATAAGTCCACTAAGAACGAAGTAGACTGCTTGTACATCATGTTAAAATGTTTCCATACATCTTCGATTGGATTAAGATTTAGAAGGGCCAGTACCCTATCTTCACATGGAATACAGTCTGCGACAAGTGCTTTAATTTTGTCCCCGGCGTCGCCTCCCTGCGACATTGTATACCACGTGTTCCGCATCTGAATGCCCTGTAATGGGCCTAAATCTATCGTTGTACCTTTTGAACCATATGTTCCATAACTATAGAGCGATTCAACCCAACTCTGGGCCTGATCCATCTTATCTTGGAGCTTGTTAGAAAGAGCAGCTACGCTACTTTCTCCTCCCTGGTTCTTTATCCAGTCTGGAAGCCCAGAAAGCGTTTGTCTAGCTTGTTCTCCAGGAGTTGGTTCTCCAGGAGCAGTAGGTGCTGCGAAAGCATCTATAATACAAGAAATGTCTTTAGCGAAGTAAGGATTAAGACCAGTTATACCCACGTTATATCTCCTCTTTTATGATGTAAGAGCTTCTAAACCTTCGACTGTTAGTTGCCTAACTACTCCGCCACTCTTTGCAAGCTTAGAGTAGGCAACACTTTTTTGTCTAGCAATCGTATCAAGAAGCGCATAAGCAATCGTTGCTCCACTTACAACAACAGGACCGCCTTCATTCCCCTGTATTCCACCATTTACAGTAGCAGCTTTAAGAGCTTGTTCAAGATCTTCTTTGCATACAAAATCGTCTTTCATCTTACTAAATAAAAGCCAATAAGATTGCTGCAGATCAAGCTCATGCATCTGGTCCATATCTATATTAACTAGAGGTGCCATAGGTATTATTTCTCCCTTCTTCAAGTAGCTTAGAGCGCCATTCCAGTGCTTTCTTGTACATATCATAAGTAATGGTGCTTGAATCTGTTCCAAACAGTCTACGAATAGCATCCCTTACCGCTGGATTAGTCTTGGAATCTATTGTAACTGTTCTATTTTTTAGCTTTTCACCAAGAACCTTCTGCATCTCAGCAGCAGCTAACATCCAGTTTTGAAGATTTTCTATCGCATTCTCTACTCGTTGCTTCTCTGTTTGCTCTTCTTTTGTAGCCCCAGTGACTATAGGCGAAACTAGAAGTTGTCCCGGTTCTTCTCTTTCTATGGTCAAATCTTCTGTCAGTCTACTGAGATCTTCTGATGTTATTGTTTGAGATATCTTTGGTAAAGGAGGCAATGTAAATTCATGCCCAATACTAGTTATTGTATTTATTCCTGATATATCGAATTCATGTCCGAGAACACTTATACCGAGAGAACTTGGCCCACACCAAGCAGGAAATGCTCCGTCACTTATAGCTAGGCTCTCTCCTGGTAACCAAGCAGGAAAAGCTCCGTCATTCGTTAGGCTCACGGTCCAGTCCTCTCAACACTCAATCCATCTGCATATAAAATTAAGTTATGCGCACCCGTTGAGGCGCTAACACCGCCTGGATCGATTGGGTATGCATAGTTATAATCATTTGTAGGAGTCCTCGCTGGAGCAATCGTTTGGAAATCTTGAACACCCCAGCAACTAATCCAAAATTCAACTACACCATCTACCATAGCAGTACCACTTACTGTCACTTCATCCCATGTATCAACCACATCTGTCATCGCACTTTCATCAGTAATACCGCAACCGAACAAATGAAGCATTGGAAGATAAACAGCATCTTGGTTTATATTCTTCTTTAGTGATAATTTTGCAGTCACAGTTTGCCCACTTAAAATTGGAATTCTAACGGGGCATGTTTTAGTTATGTGGATTCTGGATAATCCCATGAAGGGCAGTAATTTGCGCTGATAACTACCATCTATATAGCCAGCGACCTCCGTTACTTCATTTGTTTTATGTATTTCAGAACGCCCACCAACGATGCCCATCACAGTTGTGTTAGGGTACAATGTGCTCCATTGGTCTGCATCAGCAGCATCTAGCAATTGACAATCAATAAATTCCATTGAGAATCGTTGGCTGAATTCACAGCATTCACGCCAGTCCTTAATAGTTCCAAAAGCCATAACCCATCGTAATTCTTCCGGATACCAATCGTATGATATGACTGGGAGCGCCGAAGGTATTTTGAATTTACAGTTTTCCCATATTGTGCGCCCGGAGTAGGACGACATAGCAGTTTTCACATAATATGTATTATATTGCACATTTCGATAGGTAGTACCAAATTCGCAGTCATACGCCCTAAATCTGAATGCAGTACCACCAGGCAGATTGATAGCACGGTAGCATTTGTCGAAGGTACAACTATATAGTTCGAACGATCCTAATTGCGTTGCATCAATAGCATATGCAGCAATGTCGTAGAATTTAACATTTTTTATAATTATGTTGCCCACATTTGATGTACCATTGATATACAAAGCATATGATGCCGCTGAACTACCCAGTATATGATATATCTCCCCGCTAAAAAATTCATAGTTAGAAGTTGCATAATAATCCTTAGCACTTACCATCGTAACACCCTTATAAGCACCATGAATTTTGAAACTTTCTATTTTAACTGCTGTGTCAGCGTCTGCTTGCAGAGCCAAGCATGAAGCGCCCGCAGGAACCGTTCCAGTAAACCAATAACTTTTCATCCATACTGACTCGCAACCAACCCCATAGATACCAGCATAGCTAATATCCATTGCGGTTATATGACCAAACCGTAATTCGCCTCTTAGGCTATTAGTATAAACACTATATTTATAGTTAAAAATGTGAATTTCATCAAAATGTACAAAATCTGGATCAGGTTCCAACGGTGCATAGTAAAAATATAACGCATTAGCATTAGAATCACCAAAATCTTCAAATACACAATTAGTGCACGTCAATTGGGCAAGATCCCAATGATCACTGTTACTTGTCCAAGCTATCCCCAAAGCAGCTTGACTATATGTAGCACCCATCCCTCCGTATTTGAATCTACACCAGTTGATATCAAACACAGTGTCCCCAGACGTATCACTTTTATAAATTGCAAATCCATGAGTGCTGCCTTGCCCAGTAAATATAACATTGCGTGAGGCATGGATTACCATATCCCCATAATCGGCACCCCCAAAATGATCGTTGACCAAATTACCAGTTAAATTATAAGTAGTAGAATTAACCTTATTAAGAATAGTCACTTTCTCGTTATCTGTGGGTGCCTGCGTCTTATCCCCAGCAGTACCAACCCACAGAGTATCCCCCGCTTCCCAATCCACCGCATCCTGTGTCTGAATTTGGCTAGTCCCAGCAGCAGCGTTTGTAACCAATTGACTTCTTTGTTTATTGGCAGATGCCATATGATAAGACACATAGCCATGTACTCGTAACGTGCCATTGTTGACTATAGTATTTTCGACAGCATTGCCTATGTCTACAGTAGCCGTAAACGCTTCTGGGATTGGATTGCTGGAAGTACCTATCTCAAATTCACCGCCCCCAGGAATTATTGTGTTACATTTCAGTTTTAGGGTCCAACTGCCACTAACTGGAGTAACACCACCACCTAATTCATTGTCTGGATCGCCCCATTTTAGTTTGCCACCGATAGTTAGATCATCAGCTGCTGCATCTGTACCTATAGTCACATTGCCACGCATCGCCACTATATGATTAACTGTAGCTGTATCTCCGTCGCCTGGTACACCACCGCCACCCCAAGTAGCTGCGTCGTCCCACCAACCGTTCTGACTTGATATGTATGCACCCATAAATACTCCTCTATACAGACTCGGTGAACATCAACAAAAGAGTTATATTCTTTTTGTTCTGGATCGAAATTCCTCTTGGAGACTCTATCCTAAACCAGAAAGGAAGCTTAGCGTCATTGCTTATGTCGCTCATATCTATAGTAGTTCCGTAATAAGTTGCGTCCCAATCATCTTCTGTTGGATCGTATCCTGGGTCCACCATTATTTTTACACCCCAGCCCGTAGAACCGGGATTGGAACCAGATCCTATATCGCTGTCAGAAGTCAAAGATGAAGGTTTTATACGTACATTAGTAAACGAGTGGGTGTTTCCGGTCTCTCTTCCAAGATAGAGCTTCTTTTCAAAAGTATTCCCATTTCTACCATGATGTACAGTAGTAATAGGATTAGTATGTACTCCGTCAACGCTGAAAGCAGAATACACGCCTGGGCTTGTTTGTTCGTATACTAATAGTGACATTTTGCCTCCTAATTGTTATATATATTGCGACCCCAGACTTGCTGGGGTCTGTAAGGCGAAGGAAACGATTTATTACGCCTAACAAGACAGCAGCCGGGCCGAGCTGTCGTCTATGCTCATATGTTCTTCCTTTCAGGAAATACTCTGCGAAAATGTACTTTCCTGCGCATGTTTTTAAGTTTATATTTCCTTCTGTACTTCTCTTCTTCATCTGTCATAAATCCATAGCGATATTCTGGGATCTTGTATGTATCTACAGTCTTTGCTGGAATATGAGACATCTGATTTGTCATCGACGGTAAATCTTCGTCATAGCGAGAATTAGGCATTAGCTCCATACGTTTTGCAAGCTCTTTCTCTGAATCTGGTTGGCTATCTCTACCGTGTAGTTTTGCAAAACCCGGAGAAACCGCGACTCTAACACTATGTATAGGTTTTCCAAAGTCAGACATTTCAAGCTTAAATCCAACTAAAGCAAGCATTAGTGCATCTAAACGATGATCTCCTATCTTATCTTCTATCATACCGTACACCGGTATGCCAGCAGTAGTGCGATGCTTAATTATGTAATTAGGTAACTGATTACGCAATACCATGTCAAAAGCAGATATAGATAAGCGTCCTTCCTCGAAGAATCTCACAGTATTTTCAACCATGAATGGCTTAGCCGGCTTCTTTATTATCTGCTTAGTCATTGGATCGTGTGCATCTATCTTA